TACAAGCATATGAAAATTTTAAGTATCCTACTCATTGTTTCACTCATTGGCTTGGCTACGTTATATGTGCGAGGTTACTTCTTAAAACGTGAGCAAAGAAGATTATTGAAGGAACGTGATGACAATGGAAAAAAATCCTCAAACGGAAGCAAATAAGCGCTGGCAAGAAAAGAATAAAGAACGTGCAAAATATACTAGTGCCCGATCTAGGGCACGTAGTTTTATCAAAAATTCTGCTTTAGAGGAAGATTTAGAAGAGTTTATGGAATTGATTTTAGAGCGTAAACAAATGTTAAACCAAATGCAAAAAGACCAAGACGGCATTTAAGCTATCTTGGTTTTTTCTTCCTTATAATGTCCGTTTTACAACCGAAATCAGCAATCCTAGTGCTTCACCATCTGTCATGGAACCAACTTTCTCGCTATGGTCTACCTTTAATATTCCTCGCTGATACGTCTCTTTTAACAATCCTTTCAAATCCTCTTTGGCTGTTGATGTTAATGTGTTTACCACTGGTGTTTCCTCCTTCTGAATCTGTTCATTTTGTATTTTTGTAAAACCTAAATGTTCTGCTAGAACTTCTGCAATAGCCTTACAAATAGCATTAAAGTTTTTATGATACAGCTCAACATCTGCTTTACTATCGACAAAACAGATTTCTAGTAAAATGGCCGGTTTAGTAGTGCTATTCAAGAAATAAAGTTCTTTACGCTGCTTTGCTCCTCGGTCTTTTAAACCAGAAGCTTTTGCGATATCAGCACTTAATTTAGCAGCTAAATCTTTAGCATCATAATAAAGAACCTCAACGCCTCGCGGTGCATCGGTGATACTCGCTGCGTTAAAATGAATGCTCCAGTCCGTGTCACGAATTTGTTTGTTATGATAATTTACGATTGTTTGTAGATTTTGATTTTGCGTTGTCGATGTATTGTCATGAAATACAGAACCCATGCCGTTGTATTGAGTTGTTAAAATACGATGTACTTCATTAGTTACTTTTCGAGCTTCGTCCACTTCATCAATAAAATGTTTGGCACCTCTGACTTTTAAGCTGTGGCCACTCGAACCTACATATTTTTTAGTCATTTGTTTCACCTTCCTTTTTAGCAGCTTTTAATAAATCAAACGTTCCCGAAGCAGTAAGCCCGGCGACAAAGCCAGCCATCAACATGACGTACACCGGATACTCTGATAACGGCCAGCAAACTAAACCAATAAAAATACCAATCACTACCGATGTGATTGGCATGTATTGCTTATTAATTTTAAAAGTATTTTTCAGTACCTCTGATAGAGCTAAAACGATAGCCACCATTACCATTGCAATCATAAAAATGTTTGTTAAATCCATTATTCATCATCCTTTTCTTTTTTGTAACTGTATTTTTCCATGCGATCCATACGACCTTCTAAAACAGTAATGTTTCGATTAATTCCTTCCAAAGCTATTGCAGTTTTTTCTTGTGATTCATTAGACCGTTCTAAGTGGTCCATTAATTTGTTTTCGCGTTCTTCTGCTCGGTTCATCAAATTATCGTTCTTACTAATTAAATAGCGAAATGCCCCAAACGCTATGATTAAACAAGCTATTGCCCAAACTGCTTGGCTTGTAGCAATTTCATTTACTGCAGCCACATCCATTACATCACCAATCCTTTGCCCTATTCAAAAATAATAGCCATGAGAATCATCGAGAATCAGTAACACGTACCGTTGCCCATCTCGATTGTTCTGACAGCGCATAAAAAAAGCACTCTCATTTGAGAATGCTTTAAAGATAAAATTAGATTAAGTTTTCTTCTACGTAATCAATACCGTATGCAGTAAGCTTTATTGAAGCGAACCCTAATGCCATCGCATCTTTAGCTAAGAACCCTTTTTCTACCCAATAGTCAATAATAGATAAACTTTCACGCCATTCATCTTCTTTGCCGTCTACTCGATTAATTTGGGCTGCTCTACTGCCTTTAATGACTTGAATTTCATAAACATCTTTTAGAAACGTTTCTCTTTTTTCTTTCATTTTTTCTCACTCCTTTCCAGTCTCAAATAAATTCGACAAAAGGAAAGGATTTCCTTTAAATTTTGACAAACAAAAATAACACTAAGCTTATTCTTGTGTTTTCACAGTTGGATATTTATCACCTGTTACCTCTTTATACTGTTCTGCTGTTATCTTTCCAGCCTCTACAGCATCGCCAACCATTTCCTTTGTCCAGTATTTAGGGTAAAAGCCATTAATCATTTTTAACCAATCCATTTTACAGAACCCCTTTCATCATCAATTGATAAGTTAAATCTGCTTGATTACTATTTAACTCTTCAATTCTTAAGTCCTTCATAACCGATTCATAAGCTAATTGAGCGTTTGTAGCTTCTAATCGTTCGGTTTTTTCTTCTTGTGTTTCTTCAAGCCCGAATTTTTTCCTAGCACCAAATGTACCGTCTGAATTTCTTACCTTGTATTGAAATGCCATTAGTCCACCGCCCCGGAAATCAGATGTATTTTGTGATTAAATGATAAGTCTGTACGTGATGGTGTAATTTTAAGGATGATATTTTGCTTTGCTTCTAAGCCCTCGTATTCGAAGGTATCCTCAACTACACCTTGTTGGACTGGCGCCGTGTTAGCAGGTGTCAATGTTTCATACTGTTCCTGCTCACCATTTAAAGTCATGGATAGTTCAACCTTCATATCCAATTCCTCATCACGTTGTATAAATAATAAAACACCCTTCGCAGATCCCTTCGGTGGCTCAATTTTATAACGAGCGACAGATTGCAGAATAGGTGTTTTTGTTGCTTTTTTATTTAGTGTTACCGTCTTACTAGTCTTTGCGCCATAGTTATCAATTACCTCAATAACAATAGTATTTTGACCAACCACAAGTTGCGAAAGAGTTATTTCAAATTCCCACGCTCCACCTGCACCACTGTAAAATTCAACAGCATTACCTGCGTTAATACGTCTTGTTACCTTAACAGTTGAATTGGCGTCCTGGTCGGAGGCTGTACCGCTAATTTTAAACTTGTCTGCATCTACTACACCAGAAGGAACAACAGCGTCTACTGTCAATAAAGGCGCTCGGTTAGGTACAACATAGAAAGTACGTTCAACAATTGCAGACGATGCTTTTTCGCTGTCCTCAGCCCATACTTTTAACGTGTGTGCTACGCCATCAGCAAGTATTCCAGTAAGAGCTGTTTCAC